AGAGCGTTCTCCAACTTCTTACGCTTAGAGACTAGCGTTGCAGTCTGACCATCGCAGAATGTTTTGTACCGTTCTGCGATTTCAGCCCTACCCTCCGAAGTTTTCAAATCCTTGAGGACTTGATCCCTCTCGGCTCGGAATGCCTTTGCAGTACATTCCTCATCGTCCAGTAAAGACGGAGCCAACATCAGCGTCATGCCGTTGCCGATGACTTTCCCCAGATCCCTCATCTGGCGAGTGCCATTCGACTTTTTGTCGTTCCGTTCTTTTTTCTGGTCCGAGTCAAGATCGGCCAACTCATCCTCAGAGAGGACAGGATAGCCGGACTTGACTAGGTAGGCTTCGCCCACGTCGTCCTGCAAAACATCGTAACGTGCCCAGAATTCGTGCTTCAACACTGAAGCTAGAAGTTCTGGGACCTTTGGACCGAAAGCTTGCTCGAAAGCAAACATCAGCCCAACGGTGACGCGGTCCGTCAGCACCTTCATATTGGAGACTTTTCGGTCTTCGACCTCATCCTCTAATATTCGAGTCTTCACGAACCTTTCGATCAACTTCGCGTCCAATTCCTCAATACGCACTAACCGCTTGCCTTGGGGACTGGAGCGAGTCACTTCCGTCGCCTCCGGCATTTCAGCCTTTGACTTGGTGGCCGTTTTGGCCATATCGAATCTCTCCGATAAAGTAGGTGCGGACTAGCGGAGTGCCAGTCCGCTATCCAGTAACGACGTTTGCTATTTCTGAGTCAAGGAACGCCGATCTAGTCGGGTAGTCCTCCATCCACTTGCCGTGTCCTCAGGCTGTCATGTTGCGGTGGTGTTGGGCTGAACCAGTAACTCCGACTGAACTGAATCCCAACTAGCAAACTCAACTACGATGTTACGATAAAAGACTCGTTGAATCTCTCGTTATTGTAAACCCCTATATTGACTTAATGTTAATAGGATCTGCTAAGTCCTTGTGACACAACGAGTTACAGTTGCGGTGAATGTGCCAATCTCTGCCAATCTCTGCCAATCGGCCGGTGTTTGCCTCACCTATGGGTAGGGGTATGGATTGGTTCGGTTGGGTGGCGGATAGGTTGCGCGGATTGGCTGAGGGGTCCCAAGAAAATGGCCGACCCCAGTGGGGGGGACCCCCCCCTGACTAAAAATTTTTCAAATTAACATAGTGCTAAGTTTTGCCCACCCGATTCTGAAATTTGAGGACTTTATCTTCCCCTATCACGATCACACACCTAGCTAATTCAAACCATCTCTTATCGTTGATAGGTATTTTTTTTGATTTTAAGTAAGCCTCAATAATATCAGATGCTGTATCACCAAAAAATTTAAGCTTTCCTTCACTGAACTTGGTGTAGTATTCTGGGTAGAGTCTCTGTAATTCATCTGTAGAGTAGGTACGTTCTTTGCCGGGTTCTCTCGTTACTCTTGCCCTACCAGCCAGATATGACTTTACCGCATGGTTTATCATCCGTCTATCAGCTTTCGAGATTTCATATCTCTCGAAAATATTTTTTACGGAATCTTGGGAAGAACCGTCAGAAGGTCTATTTTTTCGTGGAGACATAGACTAAACCGTAAAATAGATTATATGATTTAGAGTATACTTTATCTAGCTAGATTAATCTAATCTAGATAGAATCTAGTATAGTATATATATACTATGGCCAATAGAAAAAAATTAATCTTACTCCTTTTGGTGGCACTTGCATCTTGTGCTACCCATAGTGTTAATGATTGTTGGTGGGGTAACGAATCCTTCAACAGGGAATGTTATGGCGATAAGTACACATCTCAAAAAAATTACAAGTCTTCCTGTCGTTCATAGAAAGGATTTTGCAGATCTTTTAGATGAACTGAGAAATACCAAGAGCAGGAATCTTGGTATAGGAGATTTTCTTGAGTTTGTAAAAATGGTTTGGCCAGCATTCATTGAGGGCGGGCACCATCGTATTATGGCTGATGCGTTCAATCGGATCGCGGAGGGCGATCTCAAACGTCTCATCATCAATATGCCCCCCCGTCATACAAAATCGGAATTCGCATCACATCTTTTTCCGGCTTGGTATCTCGGTAAGTTTCCAGATCGTAAAGTAATTCAGACTGCACACACCGCAGAACTTGCTGTGGGATTCGGTCGTAAGGTTCGTAACCTTGTAGGATCAAAAGACTATCAGGAGATATTTCCCGATGTATCCCTGAGTACGGACTCGAAAGCGGCTGGTCGTTGGAATACGAACCACAAGGGCGACTACTTCGCTATCGGGGTAGGGGGTGCCGTAACGGGTAAGGGTGCGGATATCCTGATCGTGGATGATCCACATTCAGAACAGGAAGCTGCCCAGAACGATCCTTCCGTGTATGACCGTACCTACGAATGGTACACTTCGGGTCCACGGCAGAGATTGCAGCCGGGTGGTGCCATCTGTCTGGTCATGACCCGTTGGTCGAAGAAGGATTTAACGGGCAGTATCGTTAAGTCATCTATAGAAAGAGGCGGTTCCGATGAGTGGGAAGTGATCGAACTTCCCGCGATTCTTCCAAGCGGCAAGCCTTTGTGGCCCGGATTCTGGCCACTGGAGCAGCTTGAAGTGCTTAAGGCGGAACTGCCCGTTTCCAAATGGAGTGCCCAGTATCAGCAGGACCCATCTTCCGAAGAAGGCGCGATCATCAAGCGGGAATGGTGGAAGGAGTGGGATGCAAAGAATCCTCCCGTATGCGAGTTCGTGATTCAATCTTGGGATACCGCATTTCTTGCCAAGGAAACTGCCGACTACAGTGCCTGTACTACATGGGGTGTTTTCTACGGAGAAGATGGTGATGCCAATATTATTCTGCTGGATGCGTTTCAGGAGAGGTTGGAATTTCCCGACTTGAAGTCTAGGGCATACGAATTGTACAAGCAGTATGATCCCGATGCATTTATCGTGGAGGCGAAGGCGGCTGGGACTCCTCTGATCTTTGAATTACGCAGAGTGGGTATACCCGTATCCGAATATACTCCGGGGCGTGGTAAGGATAAGATTGCCAGAGTGAACTCCGTAGCAGATATTTTCTTCAGCGGGAATGTTTGGGCACCCCCAACGAGATGGGCCGAAGAGGTTATCGAACAGTTTGCCGCATTTCCTAATGGTGATCATGATGATCTTGTAGATGCTTCTACACAGGCATTGCTCAGATTTCGTCAAGGAGGATTCCTGTCACTGCCATCCGACTTTCCTTGGGATGACCCGATGCCGATAAGGAAAGCAAACTACTATTGACTTGTTTGCTAATATACACACATTATAAAGAATAGTGTTCGGCACACTAGAAAACCTCCTGTAAGGGGTGAATCGGTGCCCGGGCTGGGGGAGAGTTTTTAGCGGGATTCCATCCCCGGTCCGGGTTCTTCTAATGGGAACGATTTATTCATATGGCTATAGAGAAGCCACTCAACGGAATACTCAACCAAGACGACTTCGATATGGGACCGGGAGGTCTTGTTGTCGTTGAAGAGGAACAGGAGACACTCCCCGGAGAGTCTCTAATTACCGAACTGGAAGATGGTGGAATCGAAATTGATTTCGATCCGCTGGCTGATCTTGGTTCTGAGCAGGGAGCATTCGATTCAAATCTTGCAGAGTTCATAGATGAAGATGAACTTCGCACGGTCGCCTTGGATCTTGTTTCAAAGTTTAATTCCGATAAGTCCAGCCGGAGCGACTGGGAGCAGACATACGAACAAGGTCTTGACCAGCTAGGTCTGGAAATTGAAGACCGTACCACTCCGTGGGCCGGAGCCTGTGGGGTATTCCATCCCATGCTCTCCGAAGCCGTAGTCAGATTCCAAAGCCAAACGATTCAGGAGGTCATGCCAGCCAAGGGTCCGGTTAAGACTCATGTCTGGGGTATGATAACTCCCGAAAGAGAAAAACAGGCGCGGCGTGTTCAGGACTATATGAACTTCCAGCTTCTGGAAATCATGACTGAATACCGTGGAGAGACAGAGAAGCTTCTCTTCAGCCTTCCACTAGCAGGTTCGGCATTTAGAAAAATCTATTTTGATCCTTCTCTGGGCAGGCCGACTTCGATGTTTGTTCCGGCGGAGGATTTTGTTGTTGCATATAACGAATCCGAACTGGATCAGGCTGAACGCTATACCCATGTGATGAAGCGTAGTACCAATCAGGTCAGAAAGCTTCAGGTCAGTGGGTTCTATGTGGATGTCGATCTCGCTTCCTCTCAGGTCGAAGACAGTCCAGTCACTAATAAATTGAATGAAATCGGAGGGGTGAGGCCGTCTTGGGACAATGACGAGAGGCATACTCTTCTGGAAATGCATGTTGATCTGGACCTTCTCGGATATGAAG